CCCAACAGATCGTTGATGTCCTGCTCAGTGATCTGCAACAGGCCAGCCAGTGCAGGCGGGATTTGTGGCGGCTTGGTGTAAGCCACCGGGCCAGCCAACGCCTCGTTTCCGTTCGCATCCGTCATGGTGTTGATGAGCAGATAAGGATAGTTCTTCAGGTTGTCCTCGGCCCACATCACTTCATAGCCAGCGACTTGCTCGGCTGCAAAGATCGGCTTTTCGGTCGTGGACAGCGCAGAGATTTCGCCCAACTTGGATAGCTGCATGTTCTTAAGGCGCTGCGCATCTTTGGCCATGCGAACGTGACCCATGCAGCGCTCGATATTGTCGATATACCAGCGCTTGCCATAGACAGGCACAATCGGGATTTCAGTGCCAGCGATGTAGCCGCTGTCTTCCAGAATACCGTTGCCGCTCATAATATACTTATGCACCTTGCGGCGCTTCACGCGCTTCTGGCGCACCTCGACCTGACCCGTGGCCGTTAGCATATTCTCAAGTTCTGGATCGTCAGCGAAGTCTTTCTCGCTGTAACGGGTTTCTTCGCCGTCGATAGATTGGAACGTGCGGATCAGTTCCGATGCTTCCTCAACGCGGAATACCTCGGCGATGAAGATCATGTCAGGCGTTGACCAATCAAATTCATTCTGGTGAATTTCGTGCGGCCATGTGTCTGGATCGTCGTCAAACTCTTTGCGGTAGGAATCCCGCGTCATCGAGGTCAAGACAAAGCACACCTTAGCGTCCGACTTGTCTTGGCGCTTCGCGTCTAGATCAAAGAACACCGTTGTGTCGGCGTCATAGATCGGTTCGATCCGAATGCGCTGGTTTTCGTTTTCTTCGTCATACTCATCTTCGTATTCAGTGCGCAGACGGAAAGCACCAAAGCCACCGCCCACCGCTTCCTCAAAGGCGTTGTCATAGGCTTCGTCAGCACCGCTGTCTTGCTCATCTGCGCGGAATAGCATGTCGCAGGTGTCGGCCAGCTTATCGTCTGACGTGCCATCCTTGCTAACGAAGTCCACAGTGATGCGGTTGTTGCGGTATTCGTTGATAATCCGCATTACCGACAGGTGGATTTTGTTGACCTCAAAGCGCGGCTTATTGTTGAACTGCTCTGCAAGGTTGCCTTCCCACTGCGCCCCGGCGATGGAATAAAAACGGCGGTCCTCAAGGCATTGCAGACGGCCCTCACGCATGGCACTTTGAATGTCGTCGAACTCTTGCAGCGCATCCTGATGCACTGTTGCAAGCCGTTCGCTTCTGGTCATTCTTGCCACGGCAGTTCCTCGCAATTCATTTCGCGCCATTATAGGCGCTTTTGGTGGATAAAACAATCACCTTGCCATCGGCATCATCGTGACCACTGGCCGGGCCTTTGGCTTCTGCTGTGCGTTGGCCCGCCGCGCACCTTCTAAAGCATAGCGCACCGCGTCGATCACATGGTTGTCGCGGTCTTCTAGAACCGGGAGAATCTTGCCCGTCATCTGATCGGTCTTGAAACTATACAGCGTCAGTTCGTCAATTGTGTGCTTGCAACGTGGATGCACAACGATGTCAAACGACTTCAGCCACTCGATGCCTTCCTCAACAGACTTAGCGCCCTTGACGGCTGATTGTATCTTGGGGAATCCGTTCTTTCGCATGTGGCTGATCGTCTCAGGTCGCGCACTGTCGGCCACCATAGGCCATTTCTCAGCCTCTGGGATGGACATGAACAGCGAAGGCGTGTCAACAATCTCGCAGCCAACCTGATACGCCTCGTAGTCGATATATAGTTTGCGGCCTATGATGTGGCAGCGAACGCAGACTGTCGGATCAGATGCAAAGCCCCAGTCTGCACCGAAACGATGGACAGCATCAGGTGGGGCTTCAAAGTCTTCAATCACCCAGTTTTTAAACACCCGCGTTTCGCTGTTGCGAACATACTGGCCCTTCCAAACGTGCAGATACTTGTCTGGATCGCGGCGCAGATCGTATTCCATCTCGTCGCGCAGAACGTCAGGAAACCACGGGTTCTCAGAATAGTTGACCTCGACCACGATGCTGTCGGTCGGCGCGTTGTTACCACGCAGCAGCGTCTCAACTGGATCGTCCTCGTAGCGCGGGTTCCAACTGAACAACAACTGCGATCCGGGCTTGCGAATTGTCGGGCGCAGAAGGTCCAGAGAAAACTGGCTGATCGACTGCGCTTCTTCCACCCAAGCGATGTCAAACCCTTCGAGCGACTTGATGCTGTCGGCTGTGTGGTTCTGCATCCCCTGAAAGATAATGACACCACCATGCGGGCATTTGATTTCGGCCTGCTGCACCTCGAACATATGACCCACGCCCAGTTCTTGGATCTTGTTCTCGATCAGCTTCTTGACGGATTGCTTTAGAGACTTCTGCACCTCACGAACACAGACCACATCTGTGCGCTTCATCACGCAGCGCTCAACAATCCATTCCGCGAAGAAGGTTGACTTGCCAGAGCCGCGCCCACCGAATGCGCCGATGTAGCGGGCGTGTTCTTTCTTTAGGATCGGAACAGCCCAACGCGGGGTGTTGATGTTTAGGTTCACTATGCGCCTGACACTAAGTTGTTGAGTTCTTCCTGCGTCATGTTCTCGTTTAGTGTCTGCGAGATTTGATCTGCTGATGTGCCAAGCATCACAGCAGCGCCAGCGATGCCATACTTGCGCACGATGCTAATCAGCTTGTCGTCAAAGACAACGAAGTTGCGGGTTCTTGTATCAAATTGCTTTGCAGCATCTTCTGCTGCCTGCCTTGTAGGGAACGTATCAACTGGCTTTGGATCGTTGCCCCAATACAGTTCGCTGCCGCTTGGAGTTTCCTTAATCGTCGTAGGTATGAACGAACGCGATCCAGCGTCTAAATACTTGATGCCGGGGATGCCAGCGTTAAGCAGTCGTTCAGATGCTTGCTCTGGAATGCTGCGGGAAAAATCTGTTATATCAAATCCACCTTGAGGATAAGCTATTCTCCAAAGAGATTCGCCTATCGGATCTTGCGGAATACCAGCACCTGCCTTGCGAAGTTCGTCAATACGAGGGCCAAGAGCATCCCTTACAGTTTGAGGTTGCTCACTCAGCGGCTTGTCCCAATCAAGGAAAGCGTTGGGGTCGGCATTGATGTTGACCTCATAGGTGCGGGGACCAACAATCTGTCCTGACCTAATCATGTCCAAAGCCTGTTGGTTTTCTTCGGCAAGAAGCCGATTTCCTTCCTCAACTTCTGGTCCATCAGCATATTTTCCGGGCTTTGCACGATCAGCGTGATAACGCACGTTTGCCTCAAGTTGTGATGCAGCCTTTTCTGAATCAAATTTGTTGGCATACATTGCGCCCGTTGCTGTTCGTTCTGGCCCAGATGGCATTTTGTTAAAAAACTGCTTCCAATAATCACCGCCGCGCCCGCTTACGCTGGGGCTTTCTGCAAAGTATAGACCATGCCCATACGCTTGAGCGCCCTCACCTGTGCCAATTTGGCTCATGCTAAAACGATTAAAATCATGCGGAGAACTGTGAAGTAGGCTAATCTTGCTTGGTTCAGGTGATGCGTCTTGTCGGGTCACTTGAAAATTGCCCGGCGCTTCCTGCATCGCCCTCTCGGCATCAGCAAACGTCACTGGCGGTTGACCTTCACGCGCTGCGCCCATCCGCAATGAACCAGCAGGTGCGGTCGCAGCACCAGCGCCAAGCGTCATCATGCCTGTCAGCCCAGCAATATCTCCGTAAGTGATTGGCTCGCCTGCCATTGATCTGGCTGGCACTGAGATGGCGTCCCAAGCGCTTTGCACGGCATTACTGAGCAAGTCACCAGTAAAGCCCAGCGGGTTGGCTGTTGCCTCACGATACGCGCCCTTGACCACAGATTGCGTTTTGGGCGGCGTCATCTCAAACAAGTATTGCGTGCCGTCGAACCGCGACCTGCGGATTTTCTGTCCCAACTCATCATAACCGACAACAGGATCATTTTCTGGATCAGCCCCGGCAGGCAGACTCATTGGATTGTAACCCAAGCCGTCAGCCTTTGGAGTTAGAAAATCGAAAATGCCCATGTCACGCCTCTGATGGATCAATGATGGTTCGCTTGATCTCAATTGGTATTGCGCCGCCTGATGGCCCAGACAGTTCCTGCTTCGTCGCGTCAGAGTAGCCGTGCTTGGACAGCATCATCTTGGTGATCGAGTAATTAAAGTCGCCAGACAGGCCATTATTCAGCAACTCCCGCTCTTGCTTTTGCGCGATTGCCTTGAGGATGTCGGAAAATTCTTTGTCCTTGTCCCGCGCCCAATCATGACAGGTCTCTCGGTGAATGCCAATTTCGCAAGCCAGACCCGCGACTGACGGCACCTTGTCACCTGCTGCGATCCATCCGCCCTTGGCGTAGTCCCACGCAGCCTTGACGATCTTAGGTGTGTAATCAGTTGGTCTTCCAGCAGCCATGACATACCTCATCTCGACACATAGCGGTGTCGGTCGCTGCGGCATCTTACATCAGTTTTGTGGTTGTTTCAATCTGGCAACCTTATCAAGCACTGATAACCCAAATTCTGATGTTGGGTCAAACCACCACAGCTGCTTTTGGCTGCGGTCTTTGTTCTCTGGGTTCCTGATGATGCTGTGGACGCCTGTCTTTTCCTTCCGCACCCGTGCAATGGCGCCGATGCAGGCGTTCTTGGTCATGCCAACCAGATGTGCCGCGTCCTTGTGGGTTAGGCCGACATTCTCAACGAGGTGCAGCGCCATGAGGATTTGCTCGTCCTTATGGCGGTCTAGCGTTCCATGCATTGGATTTCCCCTGCCAGTGCTAGATAGCCTGCGCCATCGATGTAACTGTCAATGTGATCTGGGTTGCCTTTGATGCGGGCGATCTTGAACAGCGTCATCATGATGGCAACGTCAAAGTCATTGAAGGTGGGGATTTCTCGCCCTTCCATCCACCAGCCCCATAGGTCGCCGATGTTGGCAAACGTGTCTTCTGCATTCCCATGCGTGGCTGCTCTGTCCTTTGTGATGTATTGGGTTGCGGTGCTTAGGATTTCTTCGCGGTTCATTTGTTTCTTTCCGGGCAATCGCGCCCTTCGTTGCAGTTATGGTTGCATGGCGGGCAAGTGTGGAGGCCATCTCGGTATTTCGTGGCCGCTGCTTTCAGCCGGGCAATCGTTGCTAGGTTAGTTGAGTCTATGATCCGTTTGAAGTGCGATGAACTAAATCCAAGCGCTCTTGCCGCTGCGGCCATTGTGGGGAAATGCACACCCTCGATGGTGACGGGTCGCTTTTTTGTTGTGCCTAGACCCACCATGTCCATGCGACCACGGACCAGCGCTGAATAGATTGCTTCTTCTGTCACATCCATTGCTGCCGCAGCTGCGCGGACTGTGGGAAACCTTTGGCCCCGAATTTCGACAATCATTACGACAAATCCTTTGGGCGTGGCATAGGCCGTGGGCTGACGATGATCTGATCGGTGTAGATGCAGCGCATCATGGTGTATTCCATGCCATTGGCTTTTGCTAAAGCAATAGCTTCATCCATCAGATCGCCGCATTCCAGATCGGGCGGCAGTTTGTAGCCAGACTGAGAGCCGTCGATCCATGTGATCAATAAAATTGCAAGCAGTTTCATTCCTGTGTCTCCCATAGTGCTTTGATTTTTGATTTGAGTGCATTGCGTTGGTTTTCGCGCCAAGTTGCAATGAAATCCCGTCTTGCCTCAACTGTCCTCAGTTCCATCGCGTATCGCGCAGCGCTGTCTAGCAGTTCCTCATTACACGCTGCGTTGTAGGCTTCCTTGCTGTCTCTGCTTGGCAAGTAGACCTCGCCCATTCCCACTGGATCACCCACTTGCCAAACCCTCACAGCTTTATTGGTTTGCGGGCGATGTAAGCAAACTTGCCCGGACCCATTCTGCGCTGGTAAAGAATGCACTTGCCTTGGTTGTAGAGTTCCAACGCATCGGCCTTGTGCTTGCCTGCGGCGTATTCACCTATGTGATATACCACCTCGTCGCCGCGCTTCATTGAGTCCAGCATGGTGTGCAGGACACCGCGCTGGTCTTTAACGATGTTATATTCCATGCGCTCGCTCAAAATGGAATTTCCGAATCATCCAGATCGGCGCGGCTGCTAGTCTGCGGCTCTTGTTCGCTGCGTTCCTTCACGCCGCCCATAAACGTCAGGTCTTGCACCGAAAGCGTCAGGCGGCCCTTGCCTTCGTAAACATCCACGCCGGGGCGACCAGACACCACCAGCTTCGTGCCTTTGACGATGTGGCTGCTTAGGCTGTCAGCCCGCTTTCCCCAGATGCTGCATTGCACCCAAGTGCTGTCGCGCTTCTGGCCGTTCTTGTCTTTGCCGTTGTCGATGGCGATTGAGAAGCCCAGCACAGGGTCACCACCCTGCGTGTTGCGCAGAACAGCGTCCTTGCCTACGTTCCCAGCGATTGTCATGGTTAGCATTTTGTTTCTCCCGTTTCGATTGCGCGGATCACCGCTTTTGTGCTGACATTGGCAAAGAACATCCCGTTCCAAGTCACTTCCCAGATCGAACCATGTCTGCCAACACCCGTGTGCTTGAACATCCAGCCGTCTTTTTCGTAGGTCATTTTTTTTCTCCCGTTTTGGTTGTTGATGGCGCCAGCCCCGCAGGGCTGGCTGTTGATTTATTAACCCTCATAGTATTCGCACTCCATCAGGGCATATTCATGTGCGGCTGTTCCGTAACCCGTGCCGCCAGAAATCCAAAACTGCTCGTTAACTTCACCTGCTTTGATGACGCGAGCAACCATGTTAGCGGCTTCTTCTTTGGTGAAAAACGCGAAGTTCTTTGGGCCTTCGTGATACAACCAGCGGCCATCAGCCGACTTTGCCATAACAACAAAAATACCATGTTCGATTTCGTCTGCGCGGACAGTGTAGAGGTTGATCTTGGTCATTTCGTTCTTCCCTTTGTGTTGCTGTGTTCTTCTGTATTTACCCTACAGCCAACAAAAAATGGTGTAAACATCTTTCTTGCATTTGGCGCAACTATTTTCACATTACACTTTCGACGAACGCTTGCGCTGCTTGGGCAACGATTGCATTGCCGTAACCGCGCAATCGTCCCACACGGGCGGTAGCCCCATCAACCAACGGGGATGTGCCGGGTTCAACTGGCCGCCACTTTCCATCGCGGCAGAAGAGCCAATCAGCATCTCGCCAGTGGCCGTTAGTCGCGCTGGGCCGCATAGTTGCGCGGCTGTCTGAATATTCACCCCCCAATCCTCTTGCTGTGATCCTGCGCCTGTCATCATGCTTGAATGTGGTGTCGGCCAGCCCGACCGCGCCGCTGCCATGTTCAGCGTCACGTTCTTGGCCATTGGATCGTATTCTATCCCTCGCGCCGCATCCGTGACTGTCGGTGTTGGCCAGCCGGCCATCAGAACAAAGTCGTTCAGGTTGTTCGACCGATCTGGGTTGCTCACTCGATCCTCGCCGCCCGACCTGAAATCCCTCATCTGCGGTGTCGGCCAGCCGGTCAAAGCCGCCGCATTCGGAACCGTGTCCGCTGGGTGATCCTTGCGTTCCTGTCGGCCCGACCCACTCTCGCCCTTGTAATCCCGTGATGCCGGCGTTGGCCAACCTTGTTCCAACCCACCAGAGCCGCTGGCGGATATGCGGCGCACCGACGCCCGCAGCGCAGAGATCAACCGCCCCGCTGGCGTAGCCCGTTGCTTCCAAGTCAGACAATACAAGGTCGAGCCAACCAAGGCCGTCTTTGCTTGCAACTTGCTCACCAAGGACGATTGCAGGTTGGCACTGGCTGATGAGGTAATGGAACGCGGGCCACAAGTGCCGCTCATCAGCAAACCCTGCTCCTTTGCCTGCCGCGCTGAAAGGTTGGCACGGACATGATCCTGTCCATACAGGACGATCATCGGCCCATCCTGCTCTGCGCAGGGCGTAGGACCAGACGCCAATTCCTGCGAAGAAATGGCACTGAGTAAATCCAGCAAGCTCAGTTGGTATGACATCCTCGATGCTCCGCTCGTCAACTACGCCGTCTGCGATGTGACCTTGTTTGATTAATTCCCGCAGCCAAGCCGCAGCCTTTGGGTCGAACTCGTTGTAATATGCGGCCATGCTCATTCCATCCGCTTCACGCCAAACCCAACGTCCCGCATGATTTCCGCAGCCCGTTCTGCTGTCAGACGTTCACGCGGTTCTGGCATATGCTCTGCGCCGCGCTGCTTCATCTCCAGCACCTTAGACGCCGATGCTACGCCATCCATCTCAACCCTACACCGGGCCACGATGTCGCCCTCTAGCGGGCGTTTCCGGCGGTCTGTGTTGGCATCTGACTTCCACCAGCGCACAGCGCGTTCAATCGCCCACTGAGGAAAGCCGCTTAGAGCCTGCTCCCAATCTTCGGCTTCCATCTTTCGCACGGCCTGTGGGATGTCTTTCTCATAGTAAGGGCTGAGAAGCGCAGCGACCCTAGCTGAGATCCACACCCCAGAGGCTGATGTCATCAGTGCGCTCTGGATTCTCAGCACGGTTTCTTTCTCTGGCAGCGCAGTCGGCTGCAACTGAGGCAAACGCCTCAGCCATGCCAGACCTCGCTCCACCTTTTCCTCGCTGAGTGTTTCCAAATTTCCGCGCATTGCCGAGCCATGTGCGCCAAGCTGCGTCCCAATCCCTGAAACGGTTTTGCTTAGAGCGGTGGAAGTTTCCGAATCGATCTGCTTCATCTTCAATCTCCTGCTGTAAGAAACCGCGATCTAGCGCGTCTTGAACATTCTTGTCATTTGGTATCCACCCATCGGGCAGATCAATCTCGGGCTTGCGTTGCTTTTGCGCCTTCGCGCCTCTTAACTCTTCTGGTTCATTTACAAGGTTATTATTTACAGGGTTAAGGGTAGGAAAAATTTGCACGGGGGGGGTGGAAATATTTTCCGTGGGGGTAGGAAATATTTTCCTACCATCATCTTCCATTCGCATCTTCAAATGGTAGCTGTTGGATGTCTGCGATCCGTTGTCACGGGTGCGCTTCACCACGGCGATCAAGCCAGCTTCGGCCAGTTGATCCAAATGCAGCCTGACGCTTCGATCCGTCATCTCGCACAATTCCGCCAGCCGTTTGTGGCTTGGGAAGCATTCGCCTGTGCTTTGGTTGTAGTGATCCGCCAGCCAATAAAGCACAATCTTGGCGGCTGGCTTCAGCCCCGTCTGCTTCATTGCTAACGCCGTCATGTAGTGACTCAATTTGGCACTCCTTGGGTTGTGGAGACGCCAATCGCGGTGTAGAACCACAATCAGCGCATCTGGTTCATGCGCTTGCCGATCTCAGCGGACTTCTCCCCCGCTGCGGCTTACTTAGGGCAGGTTGAACGTTTCCGCGTTCCCTGCCCATTTCTTTTTCTATACCTCATTCAAGATCAAATAAAGCGTTTTCTAGGTCACGCGCAGATTTAATCCCATCGCAATAGCAACCGCATAGCGCACCTCAAAGTCGCGGGTCCACATTCCCTTAGCATCCTCAAGCACCTCGATGCCGTTTTCAACATAAGCAAAGTCCACTGTCAGCCGCATCTTGCGCCCTGTGCGGGTGTGCAGCGGCCTATGCTGGCCCATGAGGTCGATCTTAACCTGTCGGCGCAGATCAGTGATTTCCCCGGCCCGTTCCAGCAACTGCAATTCCATGTAGCGCTGGGCTTCCTTTTTGCTATCAAATGTGACCTCGCCCACCTGTGTTTTCTTCGCGCCATACTTGTTGCGGGTCTTGCGAGCAAAGCTGGGTTGAATCTTCACTGCCAGCCATCCGACGAAACAGCCCGGTTGGTGGCAAACTCCACAAACTTGCGTGACAGGCGATCAGGCACGACCGAGCCGGACAACCAGCGCGACAACTGAGACGCACTGACACCGAGCATCTCAGCGAAATCTTTCTTCTTCATTTTTTCGGCCTTGATGTGCTGGGCCAGAGCGATGCGTGATGTGTTTTCCATGCGG